TTACCCATCTGAGCGAGACAGGAGGCGGCTCTTGAATTCGCAAAGGTCACTATAGCGCCAGCGCGAGCGACCATGAATCTTCTCTGGTTTAGCCAAGGTTCCATCCTTCACTCGGTCATAAATGAAGGTTTTACCAAACCCAGTGTCCGCTTTGATGAATTTCAGATCAACTAGTGAGTCCGGGCTCATGTTGTGTGTCATGGTTTCATCTCCGTGCCGGGAATCGAACCTGTAAAACGTTGCGCCCCCATTACATTAGCAATGCAATACACTGGCATTATTCACCTACCTTACGATAACCAGCACTCAACACTGCTTTTGCTATATGGGCTGCTGATCCATCTGCGTTGTGACATTCCACCTCAATCAGCTCGTTCAATTCGTTAACTAAAATCCCATCAAGGCTCTTTGGCCATTGCTCCCAAGGAATGTCTGCACCTTCAAACCCTGCTAGCGTTTCAATGGTGAGCATCACGGCATCTTCAACACTGCGATCAGGCTTTCGATATCCTGCAGCAAAAATAGCGTCGGTGATGCCAGATGAGCCACCAGACACTGCGGCCTTGATTGTCTTCGTGAGTTCAAACATATTGCTATTCATCACTAGACCTCCCGCATAACAGCTTTATAGGCGCGCATCACAACAGCGGTTTTGCCTGATATGACCGACTTCATAAAGAAGAGACCCGAGCGATAAGTTTTAACATTAGCCGCAAATAATGCGGCATCGACTACACGGTTATGACGGCGGAATTCAAAGGCAGTACTGGTCACTGTGATCGTTGCAATGACACCGTGGTCTTGATAATCAATCTTCATTTAGCACCTCAGCACATAGTTCGAAGGCGTTATCGTGCAACGGCATGATCACTAGAAACGGGTTGCCATATAGGTGATTGGTCACCGGATCTAAAATCAGTTGGCATGGCGCCGTCTTGCCATAAGGTTTGAATTTGACGGGGCCAAACCAGCTACGAAACATTAAATAAGGCAACGCCAGCAGTTGGGCTGCAAACATCGGGAACTCGGTCCAAGGTTCTGGCTTCTCAGGCAACAGCTTGGCAAAGTCAGGGTAGCGACCGGCAACGAGTTTGAGCTTGCTATAACCGATTATTGTTTCATCATCGCTCATGTGCGCGGCGTACCATTCACCATTCGTCTGTGTGATTAGTGTTCCCTCGGCATCATCCGGAATAACCCCACCAACGAGGAATACAGCGTCAATTTCAGTATCAGCGCCATGTTCCATCATTACAGCAGCACGCCCATTAGTCGCTTTAATATGCGTTGGGGTGATGTACACCCCTTGCAGGTAAGTGCGTTGTTCGTTCTCGGCAGCCACACAGCACAGAGCGGCACGAAGAATGTCAGTTGGAATAAGCATTATTTGGCCTCCGGTGTGTAAATGGCTTTGTCGTGACTAAACTCGCCGTTCCATGTCTTTTTCATTGGCAGTTCACCTTTCATATACAACCGGTAAAGTCGGTGACAACCATTCTCCAGTAGTACTGGTGTAAATCGGGTAAACTCGTCCGCCCCATGCGGTGTAATCTGTGTTTCATCTTCAGTCAGATATTTATCGCGGGCGTAAGAGGCAACACGCCACTTCGGGGGCTTTTCAGGATCTCGCTGGGCGTTGTATAACCAGTTGCGTTGAAAAGCCCACCATGACATTTTGCTTACGTTGACGCCGTTTAGAGCCTTGCAGAAAGCAGGGATCGTCATGCCTTTAGTGAAGTGTTTCGCTAAGCTTTCCACGGTGGCGTTTAAAGTTTTATTCTCAAGTGCGGCTGCCTCGGCTCGTTCCTCGGCTTCGATAACCATCAGCGCTAGTTCTTTACGTCCGATCGCGGTAGGTGCAGCAATCGCACTACGCTGGGTAAAGTAGAACTCAACCAAGTCTTCGTGGTATCCCCACGCCTGATCGGTTTCCAGCATCTTGGCGTGGTTGGCCGCGCCGCGCTCTGTCCACAGCATCAGAGAGCGTGTTTTGGTAGAGATTTGCAGGTAACTAAAAGATACCCGCAAATTTGCTAATTCTTTGCCGGTGACTTTGAAGAAATGTTTCCCCTCTACGAAGCGATCAGCATTACGCGAATAGTTCATTTTGATATTGGTGACATCAGTGCCATATCCCGCAGCCATTTGCTCGGTGGTTACTATGCGCAGCCCACGATACTCAATAACTTTCAGGTCTTTGGCTTCAACAGCCACCAGCTCAGTTTTCTTAGCCATTGTTCGCCTCACTTGTGCCACAGATAATTTGATAACCAGCCATCTCTGCCAGTTCTATAAAACTTGGTAACGTGAGTACCATCTCTCCATCGCGCAATAATCGCTCACTGATGATTTTTCCGTTCTCCAACGTGAGGGGAATCTGTGCTTTATAGTTGCTAGCTATTTCTGTTGTGCCATTCATTGCCGCTCCCCTCAGTGCATTTCTTTAGCTGGTGGAATTTCACCGCTGATTAAAGATTTCGAACCGGAAATAAGAACCTCATCAATGAAATCAATCATCCATGTAGATCCTTCCTGCTGGCGCTTCTGTCGATCGTCTAGATAAAACTGCATGACAGATATGTAGCGATCGGCTGAATCCCTTTCTAAAATTACGGACTCTATCTGGTATTGCAGGAGCACTTCGATCACACGCTTGTCTATTTGAATAATGACGTTGCCGTAAACAAAGATGCGCCCGCCATTAGCTGCCAGACCGAAACGCTTCTCGCATTCGATTAAATAGGTTAGCGCTTCAACGGAACGAGCCTGTGAGCAGAAGCACTCTGCATATTCCAGCATTTCATCGCGTGATAACTCCGCTCCTGAATTCAAGCGATTAATATCAAGAAGCCAGTCAGGGATATTAGAGTTACTGCTCTTCATATATTCGACCATTTGCTCTAGTGACATTTTATTTTTCACAATGCTTATTCCTTATTAAATAAGCCGCGTTCGTTGGCTAATTCAGCAATGTTCTTGACGAGGTTATTCATGAATTCATGGCCTTCATCATTCAGTTTGTCATTACCTTTTTTCAAAAGTGACTTATAGCTTTCTAAAATCATTGGTTCGGCTTCGGAACGTTTATTGAAATCTAGCGCGGGAAGCTCAAAAAATATTTCTAGTCCCTTGCTTAATGTTGATTCTGATAACTCAACTGTACGCATAGAGCCATCCCCTAAGGTAACAATTGTGCAATGACTATTTGTTTTTCGCAGCATTGCATTAATCTTGGCATCAACGAGATATTTTCTATATTGAGCAATCTTTTGTTGATAGTTCACATATTCCTCATTATAAAATTTAGGTGCAGTTAGCCCCAGCCATTAGGATGTAATTATTTTTTTTGCTTAATTAATAAATTAACTTTTAAGTGTTTCTTGTGCGGTGTTGGTAATAGTGATCGCTCCGCCGATTAATCCTGCCATATCAGAGTCAGTAATACCTTCAAGCGCGCAGGATAAAACAGTTCTTATTTGCCCCAACATACAGCCAACTTCTAGCGCTTTGTCTATACACCCACTATCACTTACTTTACCGTAGCTAGTATTAATTAGGTGTTCATCAAGCTTTATTAGATTATGCTCTAGCTCAATTGCAAAAGTTAGGGCCATTGATTGTTGCACTTCAGCATCATGATCATCATCTGAATTTCTAATCCCCTTAATGCATGAAATGATGTTGGATGCTAAATTTACTGAGTTAGTTGATAAGTATTGTAAGTCACTCATGCTTGGATACCTCTTCATTTAATTCATATAGAGCTGTGCTAAGTTTTAGTATCCCTTGGCGTAGAGCGCCTAGAGAACCAACAAAATTTAGATAATCTGCGTCCAGCTTTTCGTCAGCTATTTCATGCAGGGTAGCAGCCAGCCCAAACAAATTTGACGTTTCTTCGTGGAGGCTACGGAGCTTTGCTATTGTTGCAAGATTGATATTCATAGTTCCCCACTTTGCTATAGCGTTGGTGCGTAGTTCTTGCTTAATAGAGTGTTCAGGCTAATCATTGCATTAGGAAATTTATTGATATTTACTTTTTCTACTTTTGACATGTTGTTTATGTCAGATATTTTTGAAACTAAATAAAAGCCTTTTTTCACTCTTACATAAAATTCGAAATTATATGGTGGATCTGTATTCATCATTAGTGTGTATTTAAAGCTTACACCTAACTTATCCGGCAAGTAAGGGAAGTGCGCCATAATGACACTTAAACCATCTGCATTAACTTCATTTATATTTGAGAATGAATTAATCAGATAAGCGATGCCATCTTCATGTTTGTAGATCCCGTAACACGTAATTTCACCATCATCAGCAGTTTGTAATTCATAGGCAGTAATACCTTCATTGCAACGAAACCATGCACGAAAGAGGCCGTTTTTATTATCAACAATAGGGAATTCTGCATATACACCGGGCTTAGTTCTAATAACCATACGGTCATATGACTTCAGTCTAGTGATTGCCCCAATATCTTTAGATGAATAATTTCTCATTTATCTTGTTCCTGCAGGTTCAAATTCGCATGGCATGCGAGTGCTTTCAAACTCACGCTTAATTGCCTTTACATTCCCTACAGGCTGGAAATGGTAACGACCAGTAATATAATTAAAGCTAGCCAACCAAGTTGATTTAGTGCGTACGTTTCTAAGCAACACCTGTTTGCCACTCTTTGGTATATATGCTGATAAGGAAATGTTCATTCTTAATCCTCCGAGTTCGTTATGACCCAATACTGAACTAAACATACATTATTGGTCAAGATTAAAATGTCCAAAATGTTCAATTTAAAGTGAACTTTTAGTTATGCTATTGATATTTAGAAATAAAAAATTTCTGCTGAGTTTTTTAACAAATGGAAGAAGGATGGTGAACTGGGTGGGAGAAAAGAATGTGAATGTTCTGATAAAAAAACCGCTGATTAGCGGTTTTAACGTTTAAACTAAGCGTAGCTTTGTCTCTATGGCTACACCAATGATCTTACAGTTTCCGTTGATGGGAATAAGAGGCCATATGGGATTCAACCCCTTGAGATATTTACTACCGCCGTCGAAGATAAGTTTTTTGAATGTGGCTTCATTGGCATCAGTTAATTTTGCGATAACCAAACTTCCATTTATTGGTTCTCTACCTGTATCGATCAGCACAAGTGTCCCTTCAGGGATGCTAATTCCCGATGGGGCTGTCATGGAATCCCCCTGAACTCTTAGCCAAAAGCCAGACCCAGTTACTTTCGCGTCGGACTCGTACCATTCATCTATTTCATCAATTGTGTATGGTTCACATGCATCAGCCCATGCTCCAGCGCTTACCCAGCTAATAACTGGATATAAATTTCCACGTGAGTAAGGAATTGGGTTTGTTACATTATGATCAAGTCCTGATGAACCATGTTGTAGCCACATGACATCAACTCGCAAGAATTTGGCAAGTTCATTCATTTTCGCTTGTCGTGGCATTGACTCCGCATTGAACCACTTACTCACTCCCTTAGACGAAACCCCCAAAGCTCGGGCAATAGCAATCCCGCGACCATGATCATCTAGCCCAGCATTTTTGCAGGCCTGCGCTAGCCGATGGGCAAACTCTTCACGCATTTTATCTATCTGTACCATGAGTACACCTTACATCAAGTTGATTGAATATTCGATTCAGTTTATTATGTACATTAAGTTCAATTTGAGGCAACCTTATGAGTAACTTTTCTAGTATCTTGAGAGACGTGGGTTTTATTAATGTGGCCGCGGCAACCAAACGGACCGTCCGCCAGATCTATAAATGGGAGAAGAATAATACTTTACCAAGAAGTGATTTCACTGGAGAAACGAGATTTGCTTTGTCAATAGCAAGAGCTTCTTGCGGCAAATATTCAGAAGACGAAGTTTTACAATCAGCCATGTTAGGTAGAACGATTCAGAAAGAATTGTAAGAAAAGTCTAGTGAATCATAAACGGCCAATAAGTTTGATGCCTGAACTATTCAGCGAAGCAGACAGAGACTGGATACACGAGCAACTACAGCGGCTAACGCCGTCAGTACGAGCTAAGGCAACAGTGGAGTATGCGAAAGTTTATCAGGCCACGTTTGAAACAGAGTCAGTGGGTTTCAGGCAGGAGAACAAGGCAAGGCGTGAAGCGAACACACGGCTTCGCAAATATGTGAGAAATCACGCACAAGCAATGCAGGGGATCACATCACGGCCGCCGCAAGCGGCTAAGCAGTAGGTCCACTTAGAGAGATTGACCTTCCAGACATTTAGCCGTCTAGATGTTTTGGGGAAGAGGGGAAAACTTTCTAGGGGGGTAAGGGGGGTGATCTTTGAAAGGGGTGTTAGGGAAGGCTTAGCCAGAGAGGGAGATCTCCTTACTAACATAAGATCACTGTAGGGGTTATCCCTTAAAAATCCGGCAAATCAGAGGTCATACCAGATGTGCAAAACAATTCAAGGCTTGGTCTCTGGCATAGCCATTTTCAACAGAAGAGGTAAGTACCCAATGATTATTGGTGAGATTGAGAAAGCCTCGGAAGAGTGCAAGAAACTGGAGCGGGTTACTTTGGCGAGTGTTCGCGCTCCAGCTCTTGCGGAGGTAAAACATGCTTAACATCACTGCTAACTTAGCGCAGCAGCGTGCGCTGGATATGTTACGACGTGACTGGAAGCAGTACAACTCGTTCATGGTTTACAGCCCTACAGGGAGCGGCAAAACTGGCTTGAGTGCGTTTATCACTGATGGGTTTGTTTCACGTGGTATGCGCGTTCTGATGACCTGCCCCTATACCGTACTGGTTACACAGACGGCAAAGCGTTTTATTCAATATGGCCTGCCAGAGGATGAGATCAGCTATGTATGGCGTGATCACCCAAATTATGAGCCTGAGCGCAAGATTCAGATTGCTTCCGCTGACACGCTAATCCGTCGTGATTTTCCAGAAAACATTGATCTGCTCATTGTTGATGAGGCCCATCTTCGCCGCAAAAAGATGCTTGAGGTTATCAAGTATTTGACGACTGAGACTCATGTCAAAGTTATCGGCTTGTCTGGCACTCCCTTTGCGCCGTTCCTTGGCAAGTATTACCAGCGACTCATCAAGCCAACCACGATTAAAGAGCTGATGGATACGGGCGTGTTGTGTGGCTACGAGTTTTTTGCGCCAACAAAGCCTGATTTATCAGGTGTAAAGGTCACTCGTTCAGATGAGTTCGGCAGCGACTACAAAGAGGATGAGGTTGCAGAGATTATGTGTGGCGCTGATCTGGTGGGCGATATTGTCAGTAATTGGCTTTCGCATGGCGAAGATCGCCCGACAGTTGCGTTTTGCGTCAATGTTAATCATGCCAACTATGTCACTCTCCAGTTCAATAAGGCGGGGGTAAATGCTGAGGTTATGACAGCCCAAACCCCACACGACGAACGCCAGATGATGATCCACCGATTCGAGCAGGGTGCGACAAAAATCATTGTTAGCGTTGGCACTTTGATTGCAGGGTTCGACAGTGATGTTCGTTGCATCATTTACGCCCGCCCGACGAAATCCGAGATCCGCTGGTTACAAATTATTGGCCGTGGGCTACGTACTGCCAAGGGCAAAGATAAGTGCTTGGTATTCGATCACTCTGGTTCTGTCCATCGGCTAGGTTATCCCGACAGCATTGAGTACGACACACTTCCCTCTAAAAACGATGGGATGAAAACAGCCGTATCGGAACGAGAAAACGAGAAGCGCGAGAAATTACCCAAAGAGTGTTCTCAGTGCCATTACATGAAGCCTGCTGGTGTTTACCAGTGTCCTAAATGCGGACATAAGCCGCTTGCAGGTGAGGATGTTGATACGGATGCGAGCCGTGGACTCAAGCAAATCAGCGGGAAAAAGAAGGTTGTGACTAAGCAGCAGAAGCAAAGCTGGTGGTCGCAAATCAAGTTTTATCAGCGTCAACGCGCTGCACAAGGCAAGCCAGTATCTGACGGCTGGTGTGCTCATACTTTCAAGGACAAGTTCGGAACATGGCCTAACGGCTTACAAGATTACCCAATGGAAATTACCCCAGAGGTCAACAATTACATTAAGTGGAAGCAAATCGCCTTCGCTAAAGGCCGCGAAAAATCCAAAAGTACAGAGCCACGCCAGCCTGCGTTAAGCGGGATTGAGCAAGCGGCAAATCATCTCAGCAACGTTCGTGCGTCTTTGGCAGCACGTAAGGCAGTGGCGCCATGAAAACTAATCGCAAAACCACTGATGCTGTGATCGGGCGCTGGCCAGAGGTGTTCGAGCACTATGGTTTACCTCCTGTAACGGGTAAACGTCACTTCAAAGGGAAATGCCCAGCTTGTCAGTCGAAAGGCAGTTTCCGTTGTGACGATAAAGATGGGCGCGGTACATGGGTATGTAAATGCGGCGCGGGTGATGGATGGAAGCTGCTTGCCATCACTCAGGGTAAGGATTTCAAAACACTTGCTGCTGAGGTCGATACGATTATAGGGCGGGAGTATCAGCCCAACACCGAATCCCAGCCTATAGAAAGTGGCAAGAAGAAACAGCGTGAAGCGGTTTCAAGAAAATATTCAGGGCTAGCGGAGCTTAGGGGAACGACCGGCGAAATGTATCTACGTAATCGCAGGATCAATACCCTTCCTTCAGATGCCATCCGTTTTTGCCTCGAGCAGCCATTTAACGGACGGCACTACCAAAGCTTATTTTCGCTGGCAACGGATGACAAAGGGGCACTCTGTTATTTGCATCGAACCTTGTTGGATGGCGATAAAAAGGCAAGTTTGGGTGAGAGCGCCAAACGCATGCTGTCGCTACAAGAGGACTGCTATTTGGAGCACGCCGGTTCAGTGGCAATCCGCATGTTTCCACCTGCATCGACATTGGGTATTGCAGAGGGGATTGAGACCGCGCTGTCGTGCCGACAAATCTACGGCTGCAATGTATGGGCAGTGCTGAACACGTCACTCATGAAGCGATTCAGAGCGCCTATGGGCGTTAAACATCTCATTATTTTTGCTGACACAGATTTAAACGGGGCAGGTCACGCCGCCGCTTTTGAGTGTGGGCATCGCAATATTTTATCCAACAACGATGTTGAAAAAGTCAGTATCCGCTGGCCGGAATCGGGTGACTTCAACGATATGCTCATCAATGGTGCACAAGTTTTCGAATGGCCGCTGGGGAGGGCCGCATAATGTCTCATAAAGATAATCCAGTACATCAAGACCTATTCACAATTCCAGAGCCAACTTACAGCACCGAGGTTTCGGTAACGAAGCCATTACCACCCCAGCGGGTTATTACTGGACATAAGCAGACGGATGCTTATTTGTGGGTGTTGGATGTTATCAGGCTCAACGAGCCATCACATTTGCAAGCAGCAGAAGATGCACTGCGAAAACTGAAAATAACGCCTAAACAAGCACAGGAGCACTACAGCAACTATCTGATGAAGTCTGGTGCGGCTCCGTTCCAGATAGCGTTTAGCACCATGTCGATGGATAACCCTGCAGGCTATATAAGCGCGGCGAAAAAGGCTATTGCAGAGGCTAGTAAGGTACGTGCTGTATTTGGCAGTTATGAGGCTGCCTTGGGCAACACCCCAGCGGAAGAACTGATGTTGTCCGGTGAGCTAGCGGATGTGTACTCATCCTGCTGGGGCTGGACGGACGAAGAAATCGCAGATAATTGCGTTGAGGGAGAGCGTTGCTACGAAATTGATGAGCAGCGTCAAGCGGCATCAAAGGGTTTTGTTGCTCAATTACCCGAGCCAGCCACGCTTTCAGATGTTGTCCGTGAGTTTCAATATTGGGATTGGCTCTATCAATTGCGTAACCGTGCTGAAAAAGAGCTGGACTATGAATATGCCAATGGTGGCCGTAGCCATATTTATGATCGTGAGCAATATCTCGAAAGTCTGCTTGCAGTCATTAGGCCAGTTAGCCGTGAAGAAGCTGTAGAGGTGTGCAAGTGGGTATTTGAGAAAGAGCCTTTAATGGATCTTGGTAAAATCACGGAAAACATCATTCTGAATTTAGTGGGTGAATGTGCATGAAAATCGAAAATGCGTTAAAGCACTTTGGGCCTAAAGGGATGAATATAACCGGCATGTCTGGCGGGACATCTCCCGATCGCATTACGGGCACCGACCTGATGGCGGCTATGGGCATGGCGGAAGCGAGAGCCAGCTTTGGTATGGCGGCTTTCCTCGGTAAAAGTGGTATCAGTACCCAAGATAAGATCCGCACCGTCGAAGAATTAAGCAAGTACGCTTTGCGTCATGCGCCGAAACTGGTTGTTAAATCTGCAGGTAACCGGTTAGGGCAGTGCATGGTTCTTCTTGCCAAACTTGCCTTTGAAGAATATGCACGATCGGCAGCGTCAATGTCGGAATGTGATGAGTGCAAAGGTGAGGGGCTCATCTATAGCTACCAAGATGTTGTGAAACATCCCGGCATCATGAACGCCGATGGCGAGGTTGTTTACTCTCCTTCTATCAAGCGAGAGCGAGTAGGTGTGTTATGCAAGCATTGCAACGGTAAAGGCAAAATATCTCAACGCTGCCGCTGTCATGGTACGGGAAGAGTGCGGGATTTAGAGAAGTCAGCACTGCTTGGCCGACCGATAGATAAAACGTGTGAGCGCTGCTCTGGAAGAGGATATAAACGAACGCCAGCCTCTAAAGCTTACAGAGCCATTGCAGCATGGGTGCCAGAATTGCAGGAAAGGACATGGAATCGTAATTGGAAGCCTTACTTTGAGGCGCTGGTGGCAAAATGTGATATTGAAGAGAGTTATGCGGATAGCGTGTTTAACGAAGTGACTCGTTAGACACTGTTTGGAAACGATAGCGACAAATTAAGACATAAAACTTGCATTTTGTCCGAAGCTGGTTTAATTTGGCTAAATAGTGGGAATTTGTATCGTTTATCCACTCGCAATCATTTGACCCCGCCTAGTGCGGGTTTTTTTATTGTCATTGTCGTACTTATCCGAAAATAACGCTTAGTTATTGTAATGAATTATCTTATATGGTTATTATTCCGCTAGCTGTAGCGAGCTAGCGTAGGGATGAGCGTCGTTATCATTGGTGAAAGCCAATTTATCAGCTCGTTACAGCGCCGCGCGTCCTAACCGCCACTAGCTCGGCAGGATAGAGCCGATGACCATATAAGTTGTAGGTGCGAGGTTCGAGTCCTCGGTGGCGGACCAACTTTGCGATAGATGTTGAACTCCTACTTTGAAAATTGCCTGTAAATAGACTTTCATTACTATTTGATCACGTCTTGTTGCTCTAATAACTCATGATTAGGCAAGATAGTTATGCTCACTGAAGACTCAGTATCTCCATGACTATGAGTATCAATCACGATATTCCAGATCCCATCGTATGGAACTTCAACAATAGCTGGGAAGTTGCAAAAAAAACCTCCATGGTAGTCGGCCCAACTGTCTCGGCAAAATCTGTCGTAATGTTTTTCATTGATCAATAGGATTTTAGCCGGCTCTGAACAAACCACTTTTACATAGCTGTTGGCTACAAGAAATAATCGACTACTTTTCATTCGATGGAACTCCATACGTAATAAAAAAGAAACCTCTCATCCCCGTAAGTTCAGATGAGAGGGGCCATAGGCCAACATCAGGGAAAATCTATGCTAATGTATAATCAAACACAGGTAGTAATTGATAACCTAGGATGAATAGCAACTTATTGATTTAGATCTATTTATTTTTGCTTTTGATATACTCTCTTTCGTTATTTTATAAATAAATCTAATGTATTATGATAAGTAACTGAAAAGTTGAACTTTTTTAAAGGTATTATTTATGTCTTAAGTTTATTGATGTAAGAAGAGTCTTAGCTAATTTATTTTGATAATTTGACATTAAGTAGGTTGGGTTTCTAAAGCTAAATCTTTTTTATTGGAAATTAAAACTAAGCGGTATAAATGCCAAAATCAAAAAAACATGAATAACCATAAGTCATTACTTATCAGGCTAATTAATTATTTGTTGAAAATAAAGCCTGCTAGCAAATGACTATCCTCAAATTTTTCTAACTAAGGTTATTACTGCCGAGCTACTTTACTTTTGGTAATGTCCATTAAAAAGATTATTCCGAAAGTTTCGTTAATGATTGTGTCACTGTAATAAATTAGGTACGTTCAATGGGTCGTGGTGCCTGATCAGTTTGTAAGAAAAGTGTTTGGGAAGAGCCATCACGGCAATCAGCACATCACTCAGCGAAGAAGGGATAACCCAGAGCGTTTGGTGTGCTGCACAACTGCATGAGCCATCTTCATATAGCACCGAATACAGGTGCGCGTCTTTCAACCAGTGGAGATGGCTCAGCCGATTGTGTTGATGTTTTATTTCAGGCAGCCACAATATAGAACAATAGCAATATTAAGATTAATGACGCAGCAGAGGCTTGCAGCCCTATAAGCCATTCGCTCATGAAGACTCTCATATGTTCACCTTTAGATTCCTTTGTTAATCCAGTAAAACACTTCGCATATAGGATATAATAATTTATCTCCAAATCTAGTAATTAAGTACTTAGCTGTATGAGATTACAGGTGAAAAATCATTAGCTCAAAATCGATAATATAATGAGCTAAGCAGGTAATGACTCCAACTTATTGATAGTGTTTTATGTTCAGATAATGCCCGATGACTTTGTCATGCAGCTCCACCGATTTTGAGAACGACAGCGACTTCCGTCCCAGCCGTGCCAGGTGCTGCCTCAGATTCAGGTTATGCCGCTCAATTCGCTGCGTATATCGCTTGCTGATTACGTGCAGCTTTCCCTTCAGGCGGGATTCATACAGCGGCCAGCCATCCGTCATCCATATCACCACGTCAAAGGGTGACAGCAGGCTCATAAGACGCCCCAGCGTCGCCATAGTGCGTTCACCGAATACGTGCGCAACAACCGTCTTCCGGAGCCTGTCATACGCGTAAAACAGCCAGCGCTGGCGCGATTTAGCCCCGACATAGCCCCACTGTTCGTCCATTTCCGCGCAGACGATGACGTCACTGCCCGGCTGTATGCGCGAGGTTACCGACTGCGGCCTGAGTTTTTTAAGTGACGTAAAATCGTGTTGAGGCCAACGCCCATAATGCGGGCAGTTGCCCGGCATCCAACGCCATTCATGGCCATATCAATGATTTTCTGGTGCGTACCGGGTTGAGAAGCGGTGTAAGTGAACTGCAGTTGCCATGTTTTACGGCAGTGAGAGCAGAGATAGCGCTGATGTCCGGCGGTGCTTTTGCCGTTACGCACCACCCCGTCAGTAGCTGAACAGGAGGGACAGCTGATAGAAACAGAAGCCACTGGAGCACCTCAAAAACACCATCATACACTAAATCAGTAAGTTGGCAGCATCACCAGCTAAGCATTCTCACTGAATTCTATAACTATATTTATAGGCCACCTTCTGGTGGCCTTTTTCATATGTAGCGCCCAGCCAACAACCATCCACACATTAAACACTTTCTAGCAGAGAGTGGTTACGGCTGGGTGCTATTCCACTAATTAACCCTACCGCGCTGGTGGATGGGGGGAGAACATGAAAATGCACAAAAGCCCCGAGCTCTGGGCCATGTTAATGACATGGATTGCAGAGCACCGCAGCGAGGGAAGTTACGCATTCATTGCGGGTCTAATGGCTATTCTGCGGGGGATATATAACGGAGAGTCTCCGATGTGGCGACGGATTCTGGATGCCGCTATGTGCGCACTGGTGGCATTCTTTATTAAAGACCTGCTTACGCTAATGAGTTGGGATCAAGAGTGGGCATATATCGGCAGTGTCTTTATTGGCTTCTTGGGTATTGATTATTTCAGCTCGGTTCTACGTCGTGTTGTCGGCAGTAAGACTGGCGTCCCTCCTCAACAGTAAGGTAATTCCATGGATCTCGAACAGTTTCAAAAGGCGGCTGATATTAGCGCCGGATTAGCTGCGCGCTGGTTTCCGCACATCGATGCAGCAATGAAAGAATTTGGTATCACAGCGGCAACCGATCAGGCGATGTTTATTGCTCAGGTGGGTCATGAGTCTGGTGGGTTTCGGCAGGTTGTTGAATCACTGAATTACACACCGGGTGCTTTGGTTACTGTATTTGGTAAGCGTATTACTCAGCAGCAGGCCAATGCCCTTGGCAGAACGACGCAGCAACCAGCGCGACAAGATGCCATCGCTAATCTGGTTTATGCCAGTCGCTTAGGTAATAAAGCCTCCGGCGATGGTTGGAAGTATCGAGGCCGCGGCCTTATCCAGATTACCGGACTTGATAACTATCGCGCATGTGGCGCAGCGCTAAAGCTTGATTTGGTGACTAAGCCAGAATTGCTCGAGCTAGAGCTACAAGCTGCACGTTCGGCGGCGTGGTTCTACACATCAAAAGGCTGCATGGCCTATGGTGCTGACGTTTATCGAGTGACGCAGATTATCAATGGCGGGTTGAACGGTATTGATGATCGCAAGGTTCGTTACAACAAAGCGCGGGCGGCGCTGTTGGTATGAATATCAATTTCAGTTGGCGAATGATGGCAATAGGTCTGTTGCTTGTGGCGTTGGTCGCTGCTGGGAAAATAGCTAGCCATTATCGCGATAAATACCAAGAACAAACAAAAGCAACTGAGCGTCTGCAGGGGGAGGTTGATGGACAAGCCTCGATCATTGCTGGGCAGTCTTTGCAGTTCAACCGTTTTAATCAGATAGCGGCAGCAGCGGGTCAGTATGGAGTGACAGTCCAAGCCAAGACGCAGGAGAAAGAAATTGAATACCGCAGGATTATTGAGAAAGAGCCGACCTGTGACCTGCTTATCCCTGCTGATATTGCTAGCGGGTTGCTCGGGTACACGTACCGTTTACGTGACACAGCCTTGCACGCCAATACCAGCGGCGCTAACTCAGATGGTAGTACCGCCACTGCCACCAGCTCGATAACGTATTGTCAGGCTGTTCTGTGGATTAGGCCACTATTGTCGGCCATTGAAAAGGCGAACAATCAGTTGAATAGTATACGTGGTCTTGAGCTGATTTGAGGATTAGAGCTAAGAAAATGCGTGGGACCTGACGTGCGGTTTTAATATTTAAAGATTCACATTTTATAAACCTTTGCTATATTGCAACTGATGCCAACAGCCGTTTCCCTATTAAAATAAATTGTTATCGTGTTGGCAGTTTTTTTATGACTACACGGAATTATGTTATGTCAGAAGTTGCAGCGGAGCTAGCCGAACAAACTTGGCCTGATTTTTATCCAAATGGTGTTCCTCCAAGAACAGCTGAAGATGCCGAGGGTGAGTTTTATCGTTTGGTTAGAGCTAACCCCCCGACGCCAAATTGTTTCCTTTCTACCCATGAAGAGTATCCAAATAGACATAAAAAGTGTCGTGGTGAAGCTCTTAAGTGTGTGTATGGCACCTCTTTTTTTTCTGAAGAAAGAGGTGCAACAGATGCAAAGGCTAAGTTTCCGGCGGCATTAGGTGATCGTACTGTCGCTAGGGGTAACGTAATGCCATTCATGGGGGTTATGAAAAAGACTTTTGCAGATCCTGCTCACTATACGATATGGCTTAGGGTAAATAGTTCTATCCATGAGTATTTTTCTTGTTTAGGAGAAGGCGTATGAGTAACGTTTTTCTGCCTAATACAATGATGGGAACTCTACGCTATAAAAGGGTGTATGAGTTTTTCGAAGAGCCTCGTTTCTTTTCAGCAGAAAATGAAGTTAGTTCATTATTTGTTATTTATTGGATTGGTGAGGATGATGATGCTGATAGCTGGTATGTTATCCCAGTATCTCCAACACGATTGGAGTTAATTGAAAGAAAAAGAATTGATTTGCGTTCAGTTTTAGTTGATCAGGAACAATCATTTTTCTATGAAGTACGCGCCCCCTATGATAGGGATGTTACCCCTACATGGAGTGTTAAAGGTGCTGAAGCCATTTACGATAATGCTTTGCCAGCTCAAGGACTGTTTATAAGTTCTGTGGTCCCTGTTTTAGAGAATGGTCGAATCGGTGAAGCTATCAAGTACTCAACACATGAGATTCATTTAGAAAAAAGTTCAAAGAAAAATGCTGGAAACTTGGTGCTAAGCCATGTTTCGAATGTGTGTGATAGCTTTAGTGTGTTATATGACAGTTTGCTGGAGTTTAGCGGGTTCAAGGACAAGTTACGTCCAGTTGATGCTCGTCCGGGGTCATTCATTCTTTCATTCCAAGCTGAAAAGCTGGACGCCTATGAAGGGATTTTACGTGATTTGAGCGCTCATATTGAGCGCCGTGCTGATATTGTTGATTTCATACAAAACAATGGGATAGATATCCAAGCCTTTTCTGATTTGCTTCAGTCAATAGTATCGACTGGAACAAATATGGAATTAAAAAGCAATCAGACTGGTGAGGTTATATTTCTGCTGACTAAGGCAGGATCCGAGTTCTATCTTAAAGTAATAAGTAGGATGTCTGCACTTGCAGTTAGTGGTCATCAAATTCCGCAGGCAGATACTTTAGAAAAAGTTTTTAAAGTAGTTGAAGTCAAATGGAGTGGCGAGCCTTGTACTGTTGAGAATACAGGTTTACAAGAAAGACATGTGTATTATTATTTACACGCTGCAAAAGTTTTAGGGCTGCTTAATACTAACGGTAAAGTAACTGCGATAGGGCAAAAGTTAATTCAGTCTGAACAAGAAGACCAATATAAAATTGCTGCGAGATGCTTTGAGGTGAGTCATATTGGTTGGGCTTGGATTAACTGGTCAGAGGTTGAAAACTTATCTCAAATAGATCCAGATACAGCTGAGGAGTTTTTACTTGAACAATGCCATTCACTAAGTAAAGACACTATAGCCAGAAGATCGCGAACTCTTAGACATTGGGGTAGGGAGTTGAAGGAAAAATATACTCCGCTCTAATTCAAAATATATAGTATCGTAATTTCCCCCCCCCACCCCGCTAATGCGGGGTTTTTGTTGATAATCTCTATCATTTGCGCGGGTCCTTTCTGGCACCCAAAAACACCGAGGGGCGGTAGACGCGCGAAATATCGCTATTTATGAGCTTTTTTGGAGAGTTGGTTGTTGTTTCGTTGTTCCCCCTCAGGCCTTGTCCCGCGCGCATTTCGTAAAAAAACATAACAACTAACACCAACCTGAGGAGGTGATCCATGACCGTCTGCCTCAATAAGCGAGATATGGCGGCGAGTCTCGGGATTTCTGTTCAGGCATTTGATAAATGGGGTGTCACGCCCACCGAACGCCGTGGTCGCGAAGTGCTCTACGATGTGCGCACTGTTTTGGAAAACCGGCTCGAGCATCAGAGCCAAAAACAACCGGCTGCTGAAGATGATGCCGCGGTTAATATTGATTTTGAGCGTTGGCGACTCACAAAAGCGCAAGCTGACGCCCAAGAGCTAAAGAATGCAAAAGATATGGCGGAAGTGGTAGAGACTGCCTTTTGTGTTTTTGTCCTCTCCCGAGTTGCCGCCGAAATCGCCGGTATTTTAGATGGTATTCCTCTTTCCATGCAGCGTCGTTTCCCTGAGTTAGAGAATAGGCATATCGAGTTTTTAAAGCGCGACGTGGTCAAAGCGATGAATAAAGCCGCGGCAACAGGGGAGCTAGTGGCGGAGCTGTTGAATGAATATATCGAGCAAACAAATTCGTAGTTTGCAGCAAACGGTCTCTGCGGGATTACGTGTTCTGTTTCGTCCCGTGCCGGTGTGCGCCGTGGAGTGGGCCAACGAAAATTACTACCTCCCAAAAGAGTCTTCGTACCAAGAAGGGCGCTGGGAAACGTTGCCGTTTCAGGTGGCGATCATGAACGCCATGGGCAGCGATGATATCCGTGAAGTGAATCTTATTAAGTCAGCGCGTGTTGGCTACTCCAAGATGCTGTTGGGCGTTATCAGCTATTTTATTGAGCATAAACAGCGTAACGGGCTTATCTGGCAACCCACCGATAGCGATGCTGAGAACTTCATGAAATCGCATATTGAACCGACGATCCGTGATGTGCCCGGACTACTTGCGCTAGCGCCGTGGTATGGCAAAAAGAACCGAGATAATACGCTTTCGATGAAGCGTTTTTCCAATGGGCGTGGCTTCTGGTGTTTAGGCGGCAAAGCGGCGAAGAACTACCGGGAAAAGTCAGTTGATTTTGTTAGTTACGACGAGTTGGCGGCTTTCGATGAAGATATCGAGAAAGAGGGCTCACCCACCTTTCTGGGTGATAAGCGTATTGAGGGCTCGGTTTGGCCTAAATCGATCCGTGGCTCAACGCCAAAAATTAAAGGCATCTGCCAGATAGAACGCGCGGCGCGTGAGTCTGAGCATTTGATGCGTTACCACATTAAATGCCCACACTGCGGTGGTGAACAGTTTCTCAAGTGGGGAGACAAAGAAACCCCGTTTGGCTTCAAATGGGAGGCAGGACAACCCAAGAGTGTCTATTACCTGTGCGAGCACAATGCCTGCGTTATTCATCAGAACGAAGTGAATTTTGCTGATGGACGGTACATCTGCGAGACCACCGGCATGATGACCACCGACGGTTTGCGATGGTTTAGCTCCATGGGCACAGAGATTGACCCACCTGACTCAGTGTCTTTCCACATTTGGACCGCGTACAGCCCATTCACCACGTGGGTACAAATGGTGAAAGAGTTTCGTAAGACTTTGGGGGATCCGGGAAAGCGTAAAACCTTTGTGAATACGACGCTGGGGGAGACGTGGTCAGAGGATATTGGCGATCGCCTTGATGCCGAGGTATTGCATGAGCGCGCTGAGTTTTATCCTGCACAGGTCCCTGATCGCGCTGTCTATCTTACGATGGGGATCGACTCCCAACGCGACCGTTATGAGTGCCGTGTCTGGGGCTGGGGACCGGATGAGGAGGCGTTTCTTATCGATCGCATCATTGTCATGGGACGGCATGACGAAGAAGAAACCTTGTTACGTGTGGATGCGGCGATAGCGCGGCAATACACCCGAAAGGATGGCTCGTTAGTCAGTATTGGGCGTATTTGTTGGGACTCTGGTGGTATTGACCCCAGCATTGTCTATAAGCGTTCGAAGAGGCTCGGTCTATTTCGCGTCATTCCCATCAAGGGAGCAAGCGTATATGGCAAGCCAGTGGCCAATATGCCACGTAAGAAAAATAAAGATGGCGTGTTTCTCACGGAAATTGGCACCGATACGGCGAAGGAAGTGATTTATTCCCGCTTTAAGATTGCGCCTGCCGAAAGTGAATCGGGTGCGGGCGTGGTCCATTTCCCAAATAACCCTGATGTTTTTGATCTGATTGAAGCCCAGCAATTAACCGCTGAAGAGCTGGTGGAAAAATACGAAAACGGCAAGGTGAAGCTCATGTGGGATGCTAAAAAACGACGCAATGAGGCGCTGGACTGTTTTGTTTATGCGCTGGCGGCACTGCGCATCAGCGTATCGCGTTGGCAATTAGACCTGAATGCGCTTTGGGAGGCACAGCAGTCGCCGACAACACTAAAGACCCCGTCTAAAGATTTAGCCGCTTTAGCCGCAAGCCTAGGAGGATGATGTGAGCCTTGAAAATGATTTGGCAGCGGCACAGCGTGCGCTGCATGACTTACTGATTGGGAAACGTGTGGTTTCCGTGCAAAAAGACGGGCGTAAAGTCGATTTTACTTCCGCCTCTCTCGATCAATTACAAAATTATATCGACAACTTAAAAGGCCAGTTGGGGCAATATTCCCGGCGCCGTCCGCCGTCTGGGGGGGTGCTATGAATCCATCAGCACCGGAACTGTTGGGGCCGGATGGCCACACGGCGCTACGTGAATATGCCGGATACCATGGGGGCGGTAGTGGCTTTGGGGGGCAGCTCGCGAAGTGGATCCCACAAACTGAAAGTGTCGATGCCGCATTATTACCTACGTTAGAACGCGGCAACGCACGTGCTGATGATTTGGTGCGCAATAATGGATTTGCGGCTAATGGCGTTCAGCTACACCAGGATCATATCGTCGGATCGTTTTTTCGTTTGAGCCATCGTCCAAACTGGCGTTATCTCGGTATTGATGAGCAAGATGCGCGAGCGTTTTCGGATGAGGTTGAAGCCGCATGGCGAGAATATGCCGAAGACTATAACTGTTGCTTGGATGTTGAGCGCAAACGCACCTTTACCATGATGATCCGCGAAGGCGTGGCCATGCATGCTTTTAATGGTGAGTTGGGCGTACAGCCGTGCTGGAGTGAGAGCCATGGCGACTTATTCCGTACACGTTTTAAGATGGTTAGCCCCAAGCGTATCAGTAATCCTTACAACGGAACCGATACGCAGCAGCGTCGCGCAGGTGTAGATATTGATCGCCATGGTGCTGCGGTCGCTTATTGGGTGAGTGAGGACAGTTATCCTCATTTTGGGACACAGAAATGGGTCCGTATTCCCCGTGAGATGCCGAACGGTCGCCCCAGCATGATCCACATTTTTGAGCCGGTGGAGGATGGGCAAACGCGAGGTGCTAATCAGTTCTACAGCGTGATGGAGCAAATGAAAATGCTTGATACGCTGCAAAACACCCAACTGCAAAGTGCCATCGTAAAAGCCATGTATGCGGCAACCATTGAGTCTGAGTTAGATTCTGAGAAAGCCTTTGAGTTTATCCTCGGTGCTGATAAAGGACCGGGGACAGCCTCCCCGCTCAATCAAATGCTCGAACAGTACCTCGTGTATTACCAAGCGGCACAGGTCAAATTTAACGGGGCTAAAATTCCGCATTTGTTCCCCGGCGATAAGCTCCAATTACAAACTGCCCAGAATGCTGATAACGGTTATTCGGTGTTTGAAAAGTCATTGCTGCGCTATATCGCGGCAGGGCTTGGCGTGTCATACGAACAACTTTCTCGTGATTACAGCCAAGTGAGCTACTCGAGTGCGCGAGCCTCGGCTAACGAGTCGTGGCGCTATTTCTTAGGGCGTCGCAAATTCATTGCCGCACGTCAGGCGAGCCAGATGTTTGGATGTTGGTTAGAAGAAGCGCTGGTGCGGCGTGTGGTCACGATGCCGAAAAATGCCCGTTTCTCCTTCCAAGAGGCTCGCTGCGCATGGGGAAATGCAGAGTGGATTGGTGCAGGGCGTATGGCGATCGATGGGGTGAAGGAGGTGCAAGAATCTATCATGCTTATCGAGGCTGGACTGAGCACTTACGAGAAAGAATGCGGCAAATATGGGGAAGATTATCAGGATATTTTCCGCCAGCAGTGCCGAGAGTCTGAAGAACGCAAAGCGGCGGGCTTAACCCCGCCGGCATGGGTTGCCGATGTCATGCGTGTACAGTCCCAACCATCAGCACAAGAGGAGAAAAATGCAAACGCGTAATTTGCCGCATATTGCCAGTCTTGCCTTTAATGAGCCGCTGTTACTTGAACCCGCCTATGCGCGGGTTTTCTTTTGCGCGCTCGGGCAGGAAATTGGTGCGGGCCGATTGATTGACAGCAGCGGCGCTGTGATTGAGTCCGCCCAGATGCCGGAGGTCACGGCTGGATATTTGGGGAGCTCATCGATCGGTACAGATAGAGGCTATGACGTACAGCAAGGTATCGCTCAGCTATCAGTCTCGGGCACGTTGGTGAGCAAAGCCGGATCGTTGCGACCATATTCGGGTATGACGGGCTATAACGGCCTCATCACCCGGATTGAAATGGCGATAGCCGATCCGGATGTTAAGGGCATTTTGCTGGATATGGATACGCCGGGCGGGATGGTGGCGGGGGCCTTTGATGCCGCCGACATGATTGCGCGCTTTCGAGAGCATAAACCTATTTGGGCGTTAGCCAATGATATGCACTGTTCGGCGGGGCAACTCATTGCCAGTGCGTGCAGTCATCGCCTGATAACCCAGACTGCGCGCGTGGGGTCTATCGGGGTCATCATGGCGCACAGCAACTATGCCGGTCAGTTGGAGCAGGCTGGCATAGAAATCACGTTGATTTATAGCGGTAACCATAAAGTGGATGGCAATCCGTATCAAAAATTGCCAGACGCCGTAAGAGAAGATTTTCAGCGTCGTATCGATGCAACCCGCTTGCAGTTTGCGCAGAAAGTCTCTGAGCACAGCGGATTATCGTTACAGGCCGTCATGAAAACAGAGGCTCAGGTATTTACTGGTCAGGAAGCTATCGATGTGGGGCTTTCCGATGCATTGGTGATTAATGCCGATGCGCTCAATCTGATGGCCGATACGTTAAACACTAAAATTTACCCGACAGGAGGGAGAATGTCCCAGAAAGCAAATGCGACAACCATCGAGGTTGTGGCACAAACGACGAATGATGTGGTGCCGGCAGCATCAAGTGCTAGCGCCACCCTGACCACCGAGCAGTTAAACGCCGCGGTCACCGCTGAACGTGAGCGTATGATGGGGATCTTGGGATGTACAGAGGCCAAAGGACGTGAAGGACTGGCGGCCGAGCTGGCGAATACGCCGGGGATGAGCGTTGCTGATGCGCAGCGTTTGCTGGCGTCGGCGTCTATCAGTGCTCAAGCTCGCACTGATACCGCGCTCGACACCATGATGGCCAGTGCGCCACAGACGCTAGGCACGGGCAGTGCGGCGGCGTTGTCGGATGCCGATGACTTAGACAATATTCCGGTATAAGGACACACAGATGAATCAGGAAAAATTTGAGCATTTCCAACCCCTCGGCAGTAATGACCCTGCCTATACCGGCGTTGGTATGGGTGCAATGACCGCGGATACCCCTGCATTTACGCCACTGATGCTGGATGCAACTAGTAACGCGCTGGTGGTCTGGGATGGCGCGCATGCAGGTCAAGCTATTGGGGTGCTGGCGCTTGATGCTGCGGCAGGGGCTACGACGCTCACGTATTACAAATCAGGCACGTTCCGGATTGATGTAGTGAAGTGGCCTGAGGGGATAAGCGATACCTTGAAATACAACGCATTTGCCGGTACCGCATTGAGCGTGGTGTAACGCCGTAATTATCTGCTCGTTTATTTTAAATTCTCCCAAGCCGCGCCTAGCGCGGTTTTTTTATGAGGAAAAGACATGCCTGTCTCTCTCTTTTCGACCAGTAAACTGATTGCCGTTACTGAGAAGAAATTCAAGTTCGACCCGTTATTTTTAAGTCTGTTTTTCCGTGAAACCTACGAGTTTGATACCGAAAAAGTGGACCTAACCCAAATCCCCGGTGAAGTCGCCATGGCGGTGTATATCTCCCCAACGATCAACGGAAAAATTGAACGTACGCGCGGCGGTGTTCAAACCCAATTTCAGCCGGGATACGTTAAACCCAAGCACGAAATCAACCCGAAAATGCTGCTGCGCCGTCTGCCGGATGAGGATCCGATGCTGTTGCAAGATCCGGCCTATCGCCGTAAACGCTTGATTATGCAAAACCTCAAAGATGAGGAGTTGGCGATCCAACAGGTGGAAGAAAAACAGGCGGTGGATGGGGTGCTGTTCGGTAAGTTTGTGATGAACGGCGAGCAGTTTGATGCAGTAGAAGTGGATATGCAGCGTTCGGCGGCGAACAATATCACCCAAGCAGGAGCCGCTGGTTGGAGCAAGCAAGATAAGGCGACTTATGATCCTACTGCCGATATCGAACAGTATGCTCTCAATGCAGCAGGCGCCATCAATATCATGGTGATGGATCCGAAAGCATGGGCGCTGTTCACCAGCTTTGACAAAGTCCAAAAGAAACTCGATACCCGCCGCGGCTCGGTGGCTTATCTGGAAACCGCGCTCAAAGACCTCAATAAAGTGGTTTCCATCAAAGGGATGTATGGCGATGTGGCCATCGTAGTCTATTCCGGCCAGTACATCGATCCGAAAACCCAGAAGAAAACCAATTTCCTGCCGGATAACACACTGGTACTGGGCAACACTGAAGCGCGCGGTATTCGTACCTATGGCGCCCTGCAGGATGCCGAGGCGTTGGCGGCAGGTATCACTAAAGCGCGTCGCTACCCTAAAAACTGGATCACCACGGGTGACCCTGCACGTGAGTACACCATGACCCAGTCGGCGCCGCTAATGCTGTTGGCGGATGCGGATGAGTTTGTTGTGGTGACGTTGGCTTAATTCAGGGCGGGGCAATCGCCCCGCGTTAGGAGGCAGTATGGCAACACCGAACAAAGATGAGCTGATTGGCCAACTACAGGCGCTGAGTACACAACTGGGGCGCGATGCTGACATCAGCGGTACCGCAGCAGAATTACAGATGCGTATTCGAGAGGCGCAGGACGAGTTGGATGCGCTAAATGACGATGATGGCAATGAAGAAACTAGTGTCGTTCTGCCTGTGGGTATTAACAATGATGAGTTCACTCAGGCGGCAAAGTCATCGTGGGTTCGCGCAGTAGCGTGTAAAACCTTGCATGTCCGAGCGCTGCATGCTGAGCGTGATGAGGTGCTAGCCCTCATTTATACCGGTGAGTTGCTGCGCGTCGCGGTGGATGAAGCGGATGCATTAGCGACTGCGGGGCTGGTGACGTTGGTGCAGTGAGGTCCCTATGTGCGATGTGTTCGATAACCTTTTTGATGAGGCGCTCTGCGGTGCTGACGATGTGATTTTAGACACCATGGGATCGCCTTCCATTCATATTGAAATTAATAGTGAAATGAAACCTATCCTCGCCGTCTTTGATGAACCTGTCGCGGATGTGACCCTACGTCATAAGGCCGGTGAGTTTCAGGACGTGGCGCCCTCACTGTTTGTAAAAACGGCGCTGGTGCAGGGGGTCAAGAAGAGAGCGCGGGTCAGGGTGGGGGCATCATCTTTTTGGGTCGTTAAAGTCGGTCCTGATGATGGCGGTACCTGCACGATAACACTGGCGCGGGGTGAGCCGGGTAAGCCGGTGGAAGATATCACACAGTGGAGTCGATGAGATGGCAAGAGACAGCCGGTTACGCCGTGACATGTTGGTGGATATCGATACCGGTGCACTCTGGAAAATTGCCGATGCCGCCGGTGCCACACACAAGCAGTATCGCAATGCTTATTCACGTGCGCTGAAGCGTACGGCGGTGACATTGCGTAAACAGGCGTTGGCTGATTTAAAAACCGGTCTGGCGCCCCGAAGTTTGGCGATGGTGCGTAAACGTCTGCTCTCTTTTCGCATTTCTCGCGGCGCGATGCTCGATGAGGCCAAGCTCTGGTTTGGGTTAAACGCCATCAAGGTCAAAGATCTGAAAGGTCGTGTTCGGGGGCGTATTCGTCCCCATCATGACCGCCGCGATCCGACGACCGGGCGCTATATTGCTGGGCGGCGTAAATCTACCGGCGAGGCGGGGTTTGACCCAAAAGGCTCGATGTTGCAAGCCCAAAACTTTACCAACGGGGAGGTTGCTCGTTCGCGGCGTGAGAATCGGCGCACCGTGGTTATCCGTGATCCAGTGACGCGGCGAGCAAAAGAGGCTGAAATCGACATTTATGCTCCGATGCTCGATTACGTGGAAGATAACGCCTTTGCCGATGTGATGGCGATTTTTATGCACCACTTCCAATCCGATATTAAAGGCCGTGTGAAGGCCAAAATCAGTCTATAGGAGGCGCAATGGCTGAGCCTTTATCGATGGCGGCTTATCATGACGCAGTGATCGGGACCTTAAAAGCCCTACCGTGGGTGGCGTATGCGGATACCTATCCCGAGAACACCACGCAGTTGATGACCCCTGCTGTTTACCTTTCCGTGGATGGCTGGGACCCCAAGAGTAATACCAGCGGACAGCCGAGCGTATCGCTTTCGGTATCGCTGTATATCGTGGTCGATCGTGCCAGCGCCACCATCACCAAGCCGGATATTTACATACGTACCGCGGCGGCTGATGTAACCCAGTGGATTGACGGCCAGCAGTTTGGTTTGCCGTATATCGATGGCGCGGTGTTTGTCTCCGCGGAGCCGGATGCGTTCGATCCGGCTATGGATGACTATCTGGTGTGGCGTATTACCTTTGAGCAGGGCGCCGCCTTTGGTGCAGATCCGTTTGCGCGCGGTGGTATGCCGGTGAAAGGGGTGTGGTTGGGCAAGGTGCCAGAAGTTGGCGCCGCGCACGTAGCCGATTATCGCAAAATCTATGAGGCGCCCGATGAGTGATATGGAAGGTGATCTGCAGCGCCGTCTTGCCAATATCGTGCGGCGTGGTGTGATTCATTCTACACAGCACGGCAAGATCCCTAAATGCCGCGTCTCAATTGGCGAGCTTATTACCGATTGGCTACCGCTGTGTCAGGGATTCTCAGGGGGCTTTCGTTCTGATGTGAACCCGTGCACGGTGGGGGATGCGGTGACGGTCCTGTCAGAAGGGGGCGACCTGAACAACGGTCGAGTGTTTCCGGGCTGGGCCACCGGTGGTTCACCGGTACCCGAGGGCAGCGAGTCGGAGCATATTACGGTCTACGGTGACGGGACCGAAGTGCGCTATGACCGCGAAACCCATGCGCTGACCATTACGATTGCTGCAGGGGGCACCTATAAGATTGTCGGCAAAGGGACGCTCGACGGGCCGGTGGAAATTACCAAGACGCTGACGGTGCAGGGCGTAACCACGATTAATTCGAATACCACGGTTAAAGGCAATATCGGCGCCACCGGAGAGATCTCGGATGGCAAAGGCAAAATGAGTGGTATCCGCATGACCTATAACGGCCATACGCATACGGAAACCGACAGCGTTACGAAAGAACCCAACCAGAAAATGTAACCCGCTCCGGCGGGTTTTTTTATGTCAGGAGAAACTATGTCAGAACTTCATGGCGTTGAAACCATAGAACTAACGTCGGGGACGGTGGCGGTGACCACTATCCAGACTGCCGTGATCGGCCTTGTCGGAACGGCCCCAGATGCCTCGGCGGGTACCAACGCCACCGCGACGGTCGGTACCGCGTTGCTCGATAACGTGTTGTCATTTGCAGCAAGCCTGCCGGGGCGCTTAGGTAATCAATATAAGGTGGTGGCAGTTGCCGCCGTTCCCGATCCTGAAACGCCTGAAGCGGTGGCCTCATCAGCGGAATATAACGCCGGTGTACTGACGTTGACGCTCGGCTGTGATGCCGGTGGCGTCGTGATGGCAAAAGCCAGTGAACTGGCCCCGCTGGTTGCCGCGATTGCAGACAGCAAAATTACGCTGGCGGCTACCGAGGCAGAGGGGATTGTTAGCCCGTTTAGCGTCACTCTCACCGGCGGCGAAGATGAGCCTTTCCCGCTCAATACGCCAGTGGCGATGGTGGGAACGAGCCAACTGAATAAACTCGGTGCTGCTGGGACACTTAAGCAAGCTATCACCGATATTAACGATCAGCGTGCGGCGCTCACTATCGTGGTGCGCGTGCCGGTGGTCACGGAGGAAGCCAAACAGCGCGCTGCCATACTTGCGGGGATGCAGGCGTGGGCGCAAAGCGAGTCGATCACCGGCTATAAACCGCGGGTGCTGATTGCCACCGGATTTAGTGAAGATGATGCCGTGGGCAAAGGCATAGAGTCGCAGGCGAACAAGCTGCGGGGTGTGGCCTATGTAGATTGTGCATCGATGGCGACCGCGCAGGAGGTGGTGCAGCGTCGCCAGCAATACGGTGCGCGCGTCGAGCTGCTACGTCCGCGTGTGCTGGTCACTAATGCTGCTGGCGAAAACGTCTATATGCCGTATTCGGCACGCGCAGCGGGTCTGCGTGCGCGTATCGACGTGGAAAAGGGCTGGTGGTGGAGTAAATCCAATCAGGATATTAACAACATCCTCGGCGTGGAGCAGGTTGACGAGTTTATTTTGGGTGAGCCGAACTGTCAGGCCAACCTGCTGAACATGGAAAATATCAGCACCATTGTGCGCCGTGACGGGTTTAAGCACTGGGGCAACCGTCTGTGTACGACCGATCCGCAGTGGCGTTTTGAATCGGTACGCCGCTCGGCGGATGTTATCGAAGACAGCATTCAGGAAACCGTGTTGTTGTATAACGACCGACCGCTCGATCGCGATATTGCCGACGACATTATCGGCACTATCAATGCCTATATGCGCCAGCTCGTTGGCCTCAAAGCGATTTTCGGGGGAAAAGCATGGCTTGATGAAGAGCTCAACACCGCCGAGTCACTGGCCGCAGGCCAGCTGTATATCGATTACGACTTTGGTCCTAAGTCGCCTACCGAGCGCATTACCCTGCGCGTTCGCGTCAATAATAATTATGCCGTTGAGGAGATGACCGCCTAATGGGAAACAAAAGCACAATGCGTGCCTGGTCTTTTTTTGCTAAAGGCCAGCGCATTCAAGGGGCGCACGAATACACGCCGCCGGAGCTGAGTATTCAGGTCGCCAATTTACGTAGCGGTGCCCAAGACGCCCCGACGCCGGTCGATGATGGGATGGAGGCGTTGACCTGTCAGGTGAAGTTCTGGGGGATTGATACCGACGTATTGGCATTGCTGGGCTGTGTAGTGGGGCAAAAGCCACGCTTTACGGCCTATGAAGGTTACATGAGCAACGGCACCGCGCTCGGCACGATTGAAGAGTTTGAGGGGTTTGTATCCAAAGTGACACGCGATGCTCGCTCGGGCGAATCCTTATCCGAAGTGTCGGTGACGGTCGATCTTGCGCTCAATTACTACAAGCAGACGCTAGAGGGCCGCGAGCTTATCGAGATCGATACCGAACGCTTTACCCGACGCATCAACGGTGTCGATCAGTTGGGTGGACTGGCCGCAAAAATCCGTCTTTAAACCTTAATGTAAACAAATAAGCGGCCTGCGGGCCGTTTTTTATTGGAGCCTATTATGTACCCAGCCAATTCAAAAACCATCACCTTGTATACCCCGTTAACCCTTGCCAATGGTTCTCAACTGACCGAGGTGGCAATGCGCGAGCCCACGGTGCGCGACCGTATCACGCGTGAGAAAGACCGTGGAAGCGAAGGGGAAAAAGATGCGCGCATGTTGGCGCTGCTGTGCGGCATGAACGAGCAGGATGTGTACGCGTTAACCGCGGCGGATTACCTGCAACTTGAGGAAGCATTCAATGTTTTTATGCTGCCGCCCGACAAGCGCCCGAAAGCGAAATCCGACGAGGCATAAGGTTTTTGGGGCGTCGCTTGCACTTTGCGATGAGTGACTACCTCGATATGCCGTTTAGCACATTTAAGGATTTTCTCTTTGATGAAGTGGAGGCGGTAAAACGTGGCCTTAAACCAAAACCTTAAGGCCGTCATCACCTTTGGCGGCAATCTTGATGCCAGTTGGAACCGCTCCACGCAGGGGATCAACAAAGGCATTAAAGATGTTGAAAAGCAAACCCAGAAGCTGACCAAGCAACAACAGACGCTGGCGAGTGAAATCAAAAGAGCAAGCTTGCTGGGAAGGATATCAGCGCGCTTAAACGTGACTATACCGGTGTCACGAAAGAGATTAAGAAAGCCAGCGCGGCGCAAGAGGCTCTGAATCGTGATCTGAAACGCGCCGAACAATTTAAACGCGTCCAAGGGTTAGGCAAAGGGGCGTTTGCTAAAGCGGGTAATATCGCCGCGTCCATGTTTCCCGGTGGTTTGGCGCTGGGTGGCGGCGGGCTGATTGCCGGGGCGTTGGGATCACTGATTGCGCCTGCTGCCCGTAATGCACAAACCGCCGAGAAAGCGGGGATCGCCAAGAGTTATGGCGTGGGGGTGGAAACCTTTAACGCATGGGACTCGGTGGGCAAGCAATACGGCATGAACGGCGAGAACTTTGGCGATCTGTTTGAAGAGTATCTGCATAAAGCCGGAGAGTACAAACAGAACGGCAAGCAGGGTGGATTGCAGGATGCATTTGAAACGCTGGGATTTAAAGCCGGTGATCTTGCTGGTCTGAGTGATATAGACCAGTTCAGCAAAATTGTAGAGCGGGCGCTGACCTTAAAAGATCAGTCTAAGGCGTCGTTTGCCCTCGATAGTCTGTTTGGGGGCGAGGCGAGCAAAATGCTGATGCTCCTCAAGAAATCCGGCAAAAGCTATCGCGATTTGATGGACGAACAGAAACGCTATCAGCTGGTTACGGAAGAAGGTGCGCGGGGTGCGGTGGAAGGCAATCGCGCGGTGAGTAACCTGCAGACGGTACTCTCTTCTGCGATGGATGAAATCTCGGGGCAACTCGGCGGACAGCTTTCCCCGCAGATAAAATCGCTGACGGACAATCTGGCGGAGTGGTTTAAAACGGCGGGATTAGCAAGATAGTCAACTTTATGAAGAACGAGCTTTATCCCGGCGTGCTGACGTTTGGGAACGGCGTGGTCTTCGTGGGCAAGATTATTTATGCCGCGGCGAAAAAACTGTCATGGATGTTGCCGGACGAAAACGAGTCCAAAACCGATGTGCTCACGGCGATCGGTTCGGGTATGCCGATGGAGGTGGCAAAAATCAAAGCCGAGGGGGACGGCTTAGGGGAGTGGTTTGCGCAAAAGTGAATAAACCCGGCATGGAAAAATCATTGCGTGATCAGTGGTCGGGCTCACAGTCCAAACTCGGCGCTATCCCGTTGTTCTGGGATAAAGATCAGGAGGGAAAAGAGCGCCAGCAGCTGCTTGAAAGTGTGGACGGTAAAAGCAGTGATGGCCCGTTCTCGTTTGATTGGGCCGCAGAGATGAGCAAAAACACGCCGAAGAGTGACCCAAGTACGGGCACAACACCGGTGGAAAAAGGATTGGGTTTAACCTTTCCTTCGCCTGATGTCGGGCGCGGAACGCCTCTGCCTGAACAGACTCAGGGCCTGCAGTTCTCATTGCCTCAAGAAGCACTCTCCGATCTGGCTAATAGCTTGCAGTTGCCATTGCCTCAAACAACATTGCTCGATGTGGCGCCACGCACGCCTGATGCACCGTTTTGCCTCGAGAGCCACAGATCCACAGCAATGATAAAGCCGAACCTTCTGGCACACTTGATCCTGAGTCAGCATCATCGTGGCCAACACTCATTCAGCAGATTGAGCGTGTGGACACCGAACAGAAACCCACCGCGATAACGGACAGCCGTCGGCAGGAGCTCAAGATTGAAATCAATGTGAGCAACGAGCAGGAAGGTTCAGCCATTGCTGATGAGGTGATCAACAAAGCGCAAGCGACCGATATTTTTAACGGTAATAACGCGATGTACGACAAAGGGGGGCTGTGGTGATGAGCGGTTTTTCAGTGTTAGCGGCGGTTGAACAAAATGCCTCATCGGTTCAACGTGCGTCCGCTGCCAGCGATCCGCCACGGGTGATGCTGATACTGGGCGGCTTCGAGTTCTCTATCGATGCGTTGACCTACAACGAACTTTCGCGTGAAGCCAGCTGGCGCTGGAGTGCGCAAGAGCGTATCGGGCAGGCGGATTTATTGCAGTTTACCGGCAAAGAGCGACGAACGGTCACGCTTCACGGTGAGGCCCATGCTTTTTACCGCAAGGGGGTGGGCACCATTGATGATTTATACGACTTGGCGGATAAGGCTACCCCGCAGCAACTGGTGAGCGGAGCGGGTGATGTGCTGGGCTATTGGGTGATTGAGAAATTTAACGACAGCACCACGAAGTTTCTCCCCGCTGGCACGCCGCGCCACAAAACCTTCTCAATAGGGATACGACATTATGCCGACGATCTATCAAACCTGTGAGGGGGACATGCTGGACGCGATTTGCGCCGCGCATTATGGCTGGCCTGATTTAGGGGATGCGGTAGTGCGGGTACTGGACGCGAATCCGGGTCTTGCTGACCTTGGCGCCGTTTATGGCGCTGGTGTGATGATAACGCTGCCGGATCTGGATATGCCGGTAGCGGATTCCAACCTTCAGCTGTGGGATTAATCGATGAACGGTGTGGAAGAATACCGGCCTGAGTTCAGCGTGACCGCCGAGGGTAAAGACATCTCTAAAGCGTTACGCCAATGCCTGCAAGAACTGACGCTTACCGACAACGGCGGGGCCACAGGCAAAGCCGATGAGCTACAAATCACGCTGATATCAGAAACCTTACCGTTGCCCAGCAATGGGGCGCGGTTACAGTTGGGACTGGGATTTAACGGCAATCTGGTGGACAAGGGCTGGTTTGTGGTCAGCGGTGTCTCGAGCAGTGGTCCACCGCGTAAAGTGGTGATCTATGCCACGGCAGCACCGATGAATGCCCAGAAGCAAAGCGGGAACGTGCAAAGCCACAAAACGCGCAGCTGGGATAATTTGACGCTGGGCGACATTGTGAAAACGGTGGCCACCGACAATGGTCTGATCCCGAAAGTCGCTGATAAGCTGGCGGCAATTGCGGTACCGCATCTGGATCAGGTGTCGGAGTCTGATGCCAATCTCTTGACGCGACTGGCTCGGAGTCATAACGCCGTCAGTAAAGCCAGTGGGGGATATTGGTTGTTCTTGGAGCAAGGCGCGGCGTTAACCGCCAGCGGCAAACCCTTGCCGATGTGACTATCGTCCCGCATGAGGTATCGAACTGGACTTACAGTGAAGGCCAGCGCGGTTCGACTACGGGAAAGCCGTCGTCCGGCGGAAAAGAGAAGAAGGGCAAGATTGGGGTCAACTACTATGATGAGGATACCGGGCAGACCAAAGTGGTACAGACCGAGCACGATGGCCCTGACCTCGAGAACCCGTACACTCAATCGCATAAAGCGCAGGCAGACCAGCAAGCTAAGGCGAAAAAGACGCAGGCCAAACGCAACGAGCGGCGGATGAATATCACCGCGCCGTGCCGTCCTCAACACTTACCATTGACCGCAGAGGCACGCGTGACTACCCAAGGGTTTGGTCAGCGTGAGGATCGCTCATGGTTGATTGAGTCGATGGTCTACAGCCTAACCAGTGGGGGACTCTCGGTGGCATTTAATTTAGCGACGGATATCAAACCCAAGGCGACAAGCGGTAAGAAAAATAAAGAGAAGAAGGATAAAACCGGCCCCGAATATTTCGGCAAGCAGAAAAACTAGACCCGCTCCGGCGGGTTTTTTTATGGAGGTGATATGCAGGGTGTAAACGCTCAGACGGGCAAACGACTGGCGGGGAATGCGCATCTACGCCAATCCATTATCGACATTCTCAGTACGCCTAAAAATAGTCGTGTGCTTGTGCGTGATTATGGCAGTGATTTACCTGACCTGATTGATAACCCGCAGGACGAAAGCACGCGGGTGCGTATTGTGGGGGCGACGGCCTCCGCGTTGGCTCGCTGGGAACCGCGATTAACCGTCAAGCGCGTACAGGTGGTGCGTGATGGCGATGGCGTCTTTGACCTGACCATCGAGGGCATTAACAAAGAGACCGGTCAGCCGGTCACGCTTGAAGGGATAACCATTTATGGCAACAAGTCCTAACCTTATCGATCTCTCCGCAATCCCAGTACCGGATGCCATTCTTGTCCCTGATGCGACGACTATTTTTAACAGTTGGCTCGAGAAGCTCCGCGATCTGGATACGGTGTATGACGCGCTGGTGGAGTCTGATCCGGTCTACAAGCAGGGCGAAGCCAATGCGTATCAAACCGTCTTGTTATTGCAGCGTATCAATGATGCGGTGCGTGGCGTGCTGTTGGCCAGTGCGCTGGGCGCGGATTTGGATCAGATTGGCGCCGGATTTAACGTGGCGAGACAGGTGATAACTCCCGCCCAGCCCGAGGCCATTCCGCCGGTTGAAGCCAAGATGGAGGAGGATGAGGCGTATCGGGGACGCATCCAGCTGTCATGGTCACAGCTCAGCACCGCCGGTGCGCGTAACGCTTACCGGTTTTACGCCAAATCCGCCGATCCCGATGTATTGGATGCGGAAGCCTATGGACCCCAAACCCACAATCGTCCCGGCGAGGTGGATGTGTATGTGCTGTCGCGAACGGGAAGCGGTACCGCGCCCCAAACGCTACTCGATGCGGTCAGTCATGCATTAAACGAAGATGAAGTTCGGCCGTTAACGGATTACGTGACGGTGCAAAGCGCGGTCCTGAGTGAATACGCCGTGGTGGCCACGTTGGATATTCCCGATGGCCCCGACGCGCAGACAGTGTTGGCGAGCGCGAAAACGGCACTCGAAACCTACGTGGCGCAGGTGCATCGCATTGGCGGCGTAGCACCGCTTTCGGGTATTTACCGCGCCCTGCATCAACCGGGCGTGACCCGTGTTCATTTGGCACAGCCCACCGCGGATATCGAAGCCAAAACGGGGTCCGCGCCGTATTGCAGCACGGTCACGTTGACCTTATTGGAGGCGGATGATGTTTAAGTCGTTACTCCCGCCTAATGCTAAGTCCGAAGAGCGCGCGCTCGAACAGACCAACGGCGAACAAATTCTTGCGCTGCCGGTTCCCATTCGTCATGTCAAAGATCCCGCGACCTGTCCGGCACATTTGCTGCCGTGGCTGGCATGGGAATATGCAGTGGATTACTGGAACCCTGATTGGGACGAGGCGCAAAAGCGGCAGGTTATTGCGGATGCAGCGTATGTTCATCAACATCGAGGAACCGCGGGCGCAGTGCGACGCTCGTTAAGCGCTGTGGGGCTACCGACCACAGTGGTGGAGTGGTGGCAAGATCAACCAAGACAAGCGCCGTATACCTTCCGTATTGAGGTTTATAGCACGCAGGGTGTGACCGAAGCCTTGTATGAACAGATCCGCAACCTTACCGACCGCGCCAAAAACCTTCGCAGCCATCTGAGCAAGATAGATGTGATCACCGACGTGGGGACTGAGGGGGCGTTTTACATTTCGGGTGCGGTAACGGCGCATGTTGATATCGATATTTTTGCAGGGGAGCCCAATGGCTAACTTTTACAGCATTATCACGAATCGAGGCAAAGAGCTCGAGGCTGAGGCGCTGGCGAGTGGAACCAAAATTACGCTGGCGAAATTTGTCGTAGGGGATGGCAATGGGCAGGCGGTGGCCCCCAAGCCAACACAGACCAAGCTTATCAATGAGCAGTACCGAGGGGATATTGGGGAACTGAGTGTTTCCCCCGATCAACCGACCCAGATGATGGCGAAAGTCGTCCTACCGACTGAGGTGGGTGGCTTTACCGTGCGTGAAATCGGAATGCTTACTGACGCAGGCGAGCTGTATGCCGTGGCGAACTGTGCCGCAATTGAAAAGCCGGTGGGCGGTGTCAGCGTCAATATGCAGTTTCGTCTGGCGGTGTCAGATACGGCCAATATCACGTTAAATGTTGCGACGGGTGATGGACTGTTTTTGCGAATCGATCAGGATTTGTCGGAAATCCGCGGGCGCGGTGCACAGGCACAAAAAACAGCGCGCGAATCACTGGCGGTTGTGGATGCGTCAACAAAGCAAAAAGGGTTAGTTCAACTAAACAGTGCCACCAATAGCACCAGTGAAATACAAGCGGCAACACCGGCAGCGGTGAAGGCAACCTATGATTTAGCGAATGCCAAGTACACTGCGCAGGACGCCACAACGACCAGAAAAGGGATTGTTCAGCTTAATAGCGCCACCAATAGCGACAGCGAAACGCAAGCAGCAACACCCAAAGCTGTTAAAGCTGCTAATGATAATGCTAGTGGGCGGGTCCCTAATGGTCGCAAGGTTAACGGCCATGTATTAAGTGCTGACATCAATGTGACTTCAACAGATATTTTTGACGCTCAGGCTGTTGGTATCGGAGCTAATCAAAACCTAAATAACTTCAAAACACCGGGTATCTATTACCAAGCGGCAAACGCAAATAGCTCGTTAGCGCTGAACTATCCCGAAGCGCAGGCTGGTACGTTGCTTGTCTATAAGAACGCGGGTATCACACAAGAATATCGCGTGTATAACAGCAGCCGCATTTATACCCGTAGCCAGTATATGGATGGTGCGTGGACTGCGTGGACACCGCAAGATAGTTTTCCAGTAGGTTCGCCTATACCGTGGCCGTCAGATTCAGCGCCACCATTCTATGCACTGATGCAAGGGCAAACGTTTGATAAAAATGTTTATCGACTTTTAGCAATTGCTTACCCGTCTGGTGTTATCCCTGATATGCGTGGCTGGACAATCAAAGGCAAACCAGCCAGCGGTCGCGCCGTGTTATCGCAAGAGCAAGACGGCGTTAAATCCCATACGCACGCAGCAACAGCAGCAGCAACAGATTTAGGGACAAAAACGACCTCATCTTTCGATTACGGTAATAAAACGGCTGCATCGACAGATTTAGGAACGAAAACAAGCTCGTCTTTTGATTATGGGACCAAGACAACAAGCAGTACAGGAGCACATACCCATAGTGTTAGTGGCACGGCTTCTAGCGCATCTAATAGCAAACACTTTTCTGGTGGTTCCACGGGTGTTTGGGCGAATATAACAACAAGTAGTAATGGTAATCATGCGCACACTGTAGGTATTGGCGCCCACACTCATACGGTAGCTATCGGCGGTCACGCTCATGCCATTGCTATTGGTGCACATAACCATTCAGTAGTTATGGGGGCGCACGCGCATACCATTACCGTAACTGCAGCGGGTAATGCAGAGAATACAGTCAAGAACATCGCTTTTAACTATATTGTGAGGTTAGCATAATGACATTCGAAATGTCCGATCAGGCTCAGACTATTAAAATTTTCAACCTTCGCGCAGACACCAATGAGTTTATTGGTGCTGGTGATGCTTGTATCCCGCCTCATACCGGATTACCAGCAAACTGCACCGTTGTACTTCCTCCTGCTATCCCATCAGGGCATGTCGCAGTATTTGATGATAAAGAACTAACATGGACTATAAAAGAAGATCATCGTGATGAAACGGTTTATAACACCATGACTGGGCAGGCTATTTATATTTCGGATATCGGTGAATTACCTGAAAATACCGTATCCATAGCGCCATCTGGCCAGTATGAAAAATGGGATGGTCAGGCATGGGTGAAAGACGAAGAGGCTGAGAAGAATGCACAACAAGCAGAGGCTGCATTAAAACAACGCCAGCTTATATCTGATGCCCGTGAGGTTATCGGAGAGTGGCAAACTGAACTGCTACTGGGCTCGATTACTGATGAGAACAAAGATAATTTGCAAAAGTGGCTTGATTACATTCAAGCACTCAAGGATGTAAACTTAAACTTACCTGAATGGCCTGAGCAACCAACTAAATAACTATATATCCAATAAATGGTGTGACCGAAGCTATGAATGGGTAGGTATTAGCCTCGGTCACAAATCACTTTATGGATGGGTGATGCTGCCAACTTACTGATTTAGTGTATGATGGTGTTTTTGAGGTGCTCCAGTGGCTTCTGTTTCTATCAGCTGTCCCTCCTGTTCAGCTACTGACGGGGTGGTGCGTAACGGCAAAAGCACCGCCGGACATCAGCGCTATCTCTGCTCTCACTGCCGTAAAACATGGCAACTGCAGTTCACTTACACCGCTTCTCAACCCGGTACGCACCAGAAAATCATTGATATGGCCATGAATGGCGTTGGATGCCGGGCAACTGCCCGCATTATGGGCGTTGGCCTCAACACGATTTTACGTCACTTAAAAAACTCAGGCCGCAGTCGGTAACCTCGCGCATACAGCCGGGCAGTGACGTCATCGTCTGCGCGGAAATGGACGAACAGTGGGGCTATGTCGGGGCTAAATCGCGCCAGCGCTGGCTGTTTTACGCGTATGACAGGCTCCGGAAGACGGTTGTTGCGCACGTATTCGGTGAACGCACTATGGCGACGCTGGGGCGTCTTATGAGCCTGCTGTCACCCTTTGACGTGGTGATATGGATGACGGATGGCTGGCCGCTGTATGAATCCCGCCTGAAGGGAAAGCTGCACGTAATCAGCAAGCGATATACGCAGCGAATTGAGCGGCATAACCTGAATCTGAGGCAGCACCTGGCACGGCTGGGACGGAAGTCGCTGTCGTTCTCAAAATCGGTGGAGCTGCATGACAAAGTCATCGGGCATTATCTGAACATAAAACACTATCAATAAGTTGGAGTCATTACCTATGGATGAATCTATAGTGGTTTTAGTTGATAAAAGGGCTTTTATACTTTTTAAGATAAATCTCTCCAAATTTGTGCGAAGCATAATCAGTTAGATGTCCTTGATCGCGATAGATAGGAACTTCTTCGATGTTCCCTATGCAGAATCCACTATTGCATTGTATCTCACTTGGATCGATGAATATTATATCAGGGTGGCTTTGCTTAATTTTAAGGAAAATGTTTTCAATTAATTGATTTGGCGTGTTTTTAGCAAAACTACAGCGGGATGATGTTTCAATTTTATGTTTTCTGTTTTTATATGGTGAATAAAAACACTCCATATATCCATTCGGCATGTGTGCAATTTCTTTTACTAAAACCGCTTTTGAGCCTGATTTTTCAATCAAATTAACAGCATCATCTAACGCTTGGAAAATGACATTTTCGGCCTCTGCCTGAGTTGCACGTTTATTGTCTGATAGTGCAATGTTACTAAGGTAGTTTGACCATAGCTCACCAATTATTACATAATCATATTTTTCTGATTGTATTTCGTTGAAATATTGATTTGTTCTATCGTAACAACTAGTGTTCAGTTTATTAGCTGTTCCCCACTGATATTGTTGTATTTTTGGTAGTGCTAAGCAACTTGAACTACTAATCGCAGTAATGTTTATATTTGAATCTTTTCCAAGAACATCAAAGAATTGCCAAAAATGATTTGAATTTGAATCGCCAATCAGCAGTGCCTTATTCTTTGATTGAATGTTTCCAATTGTACACGTCGGATTATTTATATCAATAATGCCGTTAAAACACTTCTCTCTATTCTTTGAATTTGACTCATTCAAAAGTGATTCTATGCGAACGTATTTATCACCGAAACGAGATGGGAAACCATTAAATGTTTTACTCATCGAATATAGGATTGTGGAAAATATCATAGGGATTATGGCTAGGGGTATAACCGACACCCACAATGAACGTCTTGTTTTTCTGAATTTTTTCTCAATGAAGATATAGGAAATATACGATAAAAAAAGTGTTAACAAAAAACAGAAGATTGTGAATGTTATGTTTTCCTCGATACCTAAATATCTGCCAGTAGCAAAAATAGGCCAATGCCAAAGATATAAAGAGTATGATATCGTCCCTATGAAAACTATTGGCGGTAGCGAAAGTAACCTAGTTGCGATGCTGGTTGCTGAAGTTCCAGCAAGAATCAAAAAGGCGCTAGCTAAACTAACTATAACCGCATTATAATCGGGATAACCAACTACAATGTTTCTTTTTGATGCTACATAAAAAAGTGCCACTAAGGAGATAATACCAAGAAGAGATGTTATTTTTTTATTTAACCTAAGTTTTTGGTGATGCTGCCAACTTACTGATTTAGTGTATGATGGTGTTTTTGAGGTGCTCCAGTGGCTTCTGTTTCTATCAGCTGTCCCTCCTGTTCAGCTACTGACGGGGTGGTGCGTAACGGCAAAAGCACCGCCGGACATCAGCGCTATCTCTGCTCTCACTGCCGTAAAACATGGCAACTGCAGTTCACTTACACCGCTTCTCAACCCGGTACGCACCAGAAAATCATTGATATGGCCATGAATGGCGTTGGATGACGGATGGCTGGCCGCTGTATGAATCCCGCCTGAAGGGAAAGCTGCACGTAATCAGCAAGCGATATACGCAGCGAATTGAGCGGCATAACCTGAATCTGAGGCAGCACCTGGCACGGCTGGGACGGAAGTCGCTGTCGTTCTCAAAATCGGTGGAGCTGCATGACAAAGTCATCGGGCATTATCTGAACATAAAACACTATCAATAAGTTGGAGTCATTACCGGCTTCTTTTTCTTCTTTTGAAAGTTTTCTTGGGTCTGGAACACCATATTTTACAAGTGCATAGGATTTGTTTATCTGCGCTTGCATTTCTATGAATCCCTTCATTACTGAAGGAGTTAGACTTTTATTAAACTTTTTGCCAGTTAATTTAAATTTTAAGTTTGGCCACTCACCAAATGATACGTTCTCCGGTAATGAATAGCCAGATACATATTGCTCAATAAAAGCAAAGGCCTCATCTTCCGAATTGATTACAACCTCTTGTTTACTCAAGATATATACCTTAGTTGTTAACTGTTATTCTGTATGTTTATTTTAGTTATTCTTGCCATCCATCTGATGCGACATAACGTAGTTATTACATCACGTACGGTTAGTCGCAATCAACGGCAAATCTTTTTTGATTTACTAATCGTCCCATCATTACAAACGAACAGACCATCAGTTGTACAATGAGATATGCCACCTTTAGAGCCAGAGCAAGGCTTACGCCCACGGCTCGCATCAGCTTGAAGTGATAGAGTTAGCCCAAGAATTAACACAGCTAATAATTTGAACATTTATAATTCCATTTAATCGCCATATAACTACTTTGAGTTATTAGGATAACTTAAGTATTATGTAGTTCAGATATGTTAATTCTTCCAGCGCTGGACAACCGATCAGCAATCAGTCGTCATCAAAGAAACGCGAGTTCGGATGCTCGATCCCTGCATCAACATAATCAATCGCTCTCTTGAGCGCCTTCATCAGCTCCTCAGCCTTATCCCGCCTCATCACTATCTTCTGGTCTGGGAACTCAACAGCACCTATCCAGCAGTTACTCCTGAGTCTATCCAATCAGCCCACCACTGCATCATTTCTCGCCGCTTTTCAAGATACTGCGCGTGGTTATAAATTCCGCGCACAGAGTGTTTGTCTGTATGAGCAAGTTGACGCTCTATCGCCTCGGATGGCCATTCATGCTCGTTTAAAATTGTACTGAACTGGTGACGGAAGCCGTGACCGCTTGCCAATCCTTCATAACCAATTTGACGGATGACTAGCAAAACAGCATTTTCACTTATCGACTTACCTTTATCATTTCTTCCAGCAAAAACAAACGGCGACACTGGTTCAGTGATTGGCTTTAATGTTTTTAGCAACTCTACAACTTGCCGTGACATAGGTACGATATGTGGCTTACGGTTTTTCATGACAGATTCGTCAATTGTTATAAGCCCTGAAACAAAATCGATATTTGACCATTGCATCGACCTGAGTTCTTTCGTTCTCAAGGCGGTATATTGCAGGACCATGGTCGCAATCTTTGAAACTATACTTCCTGAATACCCAGCTAGAGCATGATTGAATGCGGGTATTTGATCTGCAGGTAGAAATGGGAAGTTTTTCTTTCTGTAGCCTTTCATAGCATCAGCGAGATCCGGAGCTGGGTTGTATTTTGCTCTACCAGTCACAATGGCATAACGAAATACTTCACCACAACGACGACGAGCCTTGTTTGCTCTCTCCATGGCCCCACGCTCCTCAATTCTTCGTACTACAGATAAAAGTGTCATGGGTTCGACTTCGTCTATCTCCATAGCTCCTATGAGTGGGAGAATGTCGGTTTCAAACATCCGCTGTAATTCTGTTGCGTACCCCTCAGACCAAACCTGACGCTTGTGAGTGTACCATTCCTTATAAATGTCTGAGAATGAGTTGTTCTTTTCGCTCTTCTTTTTTGATTTAACGGGGTCTATACCATCGGTGATGTCTTTTCTAGCAAGATAGGCTTTATCTCTAGCTTCCTGTAACGACATAAGCGGATATTTACCCACGGTTAAAATCTTTTCTTTGCCATCTAGCTTGAAGCGTAACTGCCATACTTTTTTTCCAGAAACTGGTATGTAGAGGGACAGGCCATTGCTATCGAGCAAACGATAGGGCTTGTCTTTTGGCTTCGCTGCTTCAATCTGTTTAACCGTGAGCAT